CCCTCATGCCGCCTTATTCCGTGATAAGGTCTTCCAGCTCAAGGTCAATGAGTATTTCCTTTACCTGTTCCTTGAGAACAGCTGGAACGCTTGCGTAAGTACGCTTACCCTTGACAATGAGTGCCACATAGATAACAGCCATGTTTTTCACCTCCTTCCTGTTGAGCCATAGCAAAATGCGCCACAGCATGATTATTCCTCCAACAGCTTCTTGACTTCCTCTCGGAGCTGTTCGGGTACATCGTTAATGGTCTTGAGACCTTTGCGAATCAGTGCAACGTAAATCTTAGCCATAGTTAGTTACCTCCTAAAACCATTTCGTATACTTCCGCAAGTGCCACCTGTACATCGGTGATACTATTAGAGGTTGCGTTGAGAGCGGCTACCAGCTTCTCCTCCTTGGTCTTCTCACGGAACGCAAGATAGAAAGTGCCGTCAGCCCATTCCATCTGCTGAATGAAGACCATATCAGTGTAGGTAGTCTCGGTCTCTCCATCGGAGACCTTCATGGTAGAGAGATTATCCTTGAAAATAGTCTCGTCCACCTTTTCTTTGCTGACATAGTTCGTGCCGTTCATATCCAGCCCGGTCAGCTTTTTGCCATTGGCAAGGGTGATAGTGTACATTTCGTTACCTCCTTTAATTGATTGAATAGGGTGTCCATGTTACTTCGTTGTTTCTTACTCATTATTTTGTAATGATTCTTAAACCAACTCTTATAGAAGTCCGTAAACTCCTTTTCTGTTAGCTTCGGAGCGAGTTTCTTCATTTTCCGTCTCATTGCAGTAAGCCGTTTTGGATTGATTTTCTGAATCACCCTCCCGGTGTCCGTTAGAGAGTATTGAACTTGAAGAAATCGCCAATGCTCGGAGAGCTTACAGATTCTCGTCTTCCGGGTATTGACCGTGATTCCGAGTTCGTTCGCTATCTCGATAATGTCCTCAAGAAGCTCCTGTAAGAACTCTTTGCTCTCGTGAATAGCATAACTATCGTCCATGTAGCCAGCGTAGAATTTCACACCACGAACGATTTTGACATAGTTATCAATTCGTATTCGGTAAGAGATTCCAGCGGTCTGTGCCACTTGGTCTCCGATATTGAGGTACTTTCCCATGAACTTTTCGCCTGTGAACAGCTTCGGGTTCATATACTGATAGAGGAGAGAATCAAACAACTTGTCGAGACAGTGTTCATATTCTTCATCACTCATGTACGATACATCAACCCTTGAGCGTTCTACGGTCTTCCGCAGAAGCCATAGGGCGTGTTCATCATCGACATACTGCTCAAACAACTTCAACAACACATCATGTCTGATATTGTCGTAGTATTTTGAGAAGTCTATCAGAAGAATGTACCCTTCGTTACTACCATGCTGTGCATAATATTTCCGAAGGTGGGTAAGCAACCTCTTACGAGTGAAAGCGATACCTTTTCCGACAACGCTTGCTCCATTGTCATAAATGAGGTGTGGTTCAATCAGAGGATTCAAAACCTCGTCACAGAGAGCGTGTTTCACGATTCTGTCTTGAACCTGTTCGCCTGTAATACGCCGGAGCTTTCCTCGTTCATGCAAGGTGAAGTTTGTAGTTGGTAAGAACTCATACTCCATGTACTCAAGGTCTCGTTGCATTTTCGATAACTCCAACAGATAGGTCATGTTAAACCTCTGTACCTGTGGCTTCCAATCACTACCTTTCATTGCTTTAGCTTTACTTTCGTAAAGAACATTTCCATCAAATATCTTGCGCTGATAACCTCGGCTATCGTAATAGGAGGTGTCGCATTTAGTATTTACCATACGGAAGGATAATCTCTCCTTTCTCTGTCTGTGAAACGCTCGATAGGCTACTCAATCACAGAATCGAAATCCGGGCGAACGCCATTAGAATTGGAAGCGTTGTTGTAGTTCGCATTACCGTTGTTGTTGACATTGGCGAAATTGGAAGCGGAATCAGAGATTACCCTCTTGGAGAGCCGACTTGAACTTGTTGTCAGACTTTCTCCAACCTTTAAGAAGGTTTATTTCGGTCTGTATCATTTCAGCGAAACGAAGGTACTTGTTCACATCGACAGGAAGGGTCTCGATAGCATACTGCAATTCCTGTGTGAGCCTATAACACTGTCCGACTGCTCGGTCTTGGTGAACTCTACGCTCAATCAGTTCTTCCCGGTAGGTTGGGTAAATGCTGTTTGCAACATATACCTCCTCGGTGATATTACGCAGACAATCAACAATCACTTTTCGCTCGTCTGCGATGAACCATTCTGCAAACGCAGTGTTCTTTTCCATGAGCTTTTCATATCGGACTTTTTCATCGGGTGATAACTCCTCATACGGTCTGCCGCCGAAGGTTGTTTCAACTTTCTTCACGGCTTTGTCGAGGTCGTACCCGAAATCACGGAGCAGTAAATCCGTGACCTCCTTACGCATTTTGTTGAGGTGGTGAAATACCTCAAACTGTGACGGTTTTCGTTTCGATTTCAATACAGACACTTGTTAATAAACCTCCTTGTGCGCCCCACAAGGGGGCGCAGATTTAAGATATACAGAAAGCCGGGCGAACGCCAAGAGAATGGGAAGCGTTGCCGCAGGTCGCATTACCGTCGCCGTTGACATTGGCGAAATAGGAAGCGGTAATAACGTCTCTCAACCACCATGTCGCACGATTGCAAATACGGCTCGGCTCGTGCTGGAACAGCGGCAACTGGGATTTCTCGACACGGTAGTTAGCCGGGACATTGCTACCGTCAGAAACAGGGGAGAAAATACCACTGCCGTAGACCATCTGCTCGCACATAAGGTCAACTTCGGAATAGCACCATGCGCCGCCGGAAGCACGACCATTCGCAACAGCGTTCGTCAGATAGATTCTGTGTTTCAGAACATGACCGCTGAACGCACTCTTGATAGTGGTCTTAGCCTGTTCGAGATTGCTCTTGTACATATCCGAGCCGACATAGCCGCCAGCCGTAGTATTTGCCGCACCGCTTTCCCAACCGCCGGAGCTGGTGTTGTGCATTTGTGCGTTGTACAGGCAAGTGTCCGGCACGATAACTACATGGTGGGTAGTACAGTTCGTATCACCACTGTTGAGGTAGTAATCGAACGCCGCAATACGGTAGTTGACACCGCCGATAGTCCAGTAGTCACCGATGTATAAATCATCGAATGTACCAGCCTTGATAGCGGCATACTGGGCGGTAGTCACGGTGCTACCCAGCGACTTACCACGGTAAATTGCATTGTGCGCCCCGGCGTTGTTAAAGAGCAGAGGAGCGATTTTCGCTTCCGTACCCTCAACCACCTTGGCTCTGAAATTGGCAAAGGTGATTTTCTTCAAGCCTGTGCCATCGTGAATCGGAATCAGACACGAATCGGTCGGTGCGGTGAACGCCGTGAGTTCCGTCACTTTCTTGGTTTCAATACTGATTGCACTCATTTTTATTCCTCCTTATATTTCCAATCTGCCACGATTGCATTACCCAAATCGTCAGCAAGAAGCGTAGTACCAGTGTTGTCAATCGCAACAGGTACAGTGAAAAGGTTCTTCAAGGTCATGTGTTCCAGTGCCGCCAAACGCTCGTCTACTTCGGTAATCTGATTTTGCAGACTTCCGGCAATATCCTCGTTCAGCTTACCTTTGATACCAGCAAACCATGTGTTAAATGCCGCAGTCTGCTCGCCCTCGTAGGTAGTCATGTGTTCCTCATAGGTCTTTTCGATTTGTGCCAAAGACGAATCGCCCTGTGCCTTGAGGTTGACGAAATACTGGGTCAGCTCTTGATAAGAACTATCACCCGAGCTTTTGAAAAGCTCCTTCTGCGTGGTGAAGTAGGTCTGAAACTCCTCATACAAGTTCGTGCCGTTTTCCAGCATAGACATGATGTAGTTCAGAGCTTCGTTCATACGGTTAGCGTCTTTCGCACCGAAGAAGGATTTCTCCTTATTGGTGTAGGTCGTAACATCGTTGAACGATACCGTACCATCGGAGTTATCGACCTGTGTGTATCTTTTCAGACCACTCCAAACAGCGTCCGTATAATCAGTAGGAAGTAATTTCCACGCCATTTATAACCCTCCCTTCATACCAAAATTCCATGTGAATGTCCTCCTTCCCTCACTCTCATTGGTGAGCCTGTCGTAAAGGTCAAGGATTGCTCCCTCCAAACGATTGAGTTCTTTGAAATCCATCGTATTACCATTGGCGGCATAGGTAGGAGCAGTGCCGTAAGACCTCTTGAGACTGTGGGTATTGATGGTAACGAGGTTCGCTTCCAGTGCATTGATTTCATCAGCATAGAAGTAGTCCTTTACGGTCTTATCGCTTCCGACAGACTGAATAGCGAACTCGTCATACATCTTGATAGCCAACTCACGGAGGTATTCGAGGTTGTTCTTAATTCGATTGAAGTCCACGGCGTTGAATCTGTCCCCGGTGTAAACACCATCGACAGTCTCACCGTTCCAATCGGTTTTCGGTGTAGACCACGACATTTTAACCTCCAATCCTTCGGGCGGTTACTCGACCCGAAAATGCTTGCTTGAAATTGACAGTGTGACGGTAGATATTTACCCTCATACCATCGTGAAACTCGTTTTCTTGATACACAATGTCGGTAGCGTCCAGCTCGGGATTTCCTCGAGTATCGTATTCGTACTCGATTCCGGCTGTGTAGTAATCAGCCAGCCATGCGGCAAGCTCATTCGCCATCGTGGTATTACTTATCAGAGGATTCTTCCACTTGACTGTCTTACCACGAGCATTGAGAGACACCGTAGCGTACTTCTCAACGATTTTGTACCGATAACCCTGTACCTCGAGCTTGAACGAGCCAGTGACATTGAATTTGATGGTAACGAAGTAGTTACTCCATGCCACTACGGTTGCCTTACCTTCGACTTCATCGAGCTTCACCTTATAACCATAGGAAGGGTCTTGAATGTAATAAGTCTCGACCTCACCAGCGACTACATCTATGTCCTCATAGACAAGGTTTTCTTCTCGATTATTCTCTTGGTAGGTGTAACATGGGACGATAACCTCTTTGATAAGCTCCTGTTTGATAGCTTTCGGGGAGGAGGTCATGTCCCGGCGATTCATGGTGAAATCCACAACATCGCTCAAACTGAAATAATTCAGTACGATACGGTTGTACGGCTCTGCGGTTTTTGTGAACTCAATCTTCATCACATCGAAATCATCGAAATCTCGAAGAATAATCGAAGTGGTGTTGATTTCGTCTTTCTCAACCGGGTATTCATTTACAGGCTCGCCACCCTTGTACGTTCTGATTGTGAACGCCGCCGGGAGAGCTGTACCGAAGACCAGCTTCAAACCGTAATAAGCTCGAATCGCTTCCATCGTGATAGTAACGACAGGATTCTTTGTGAATGTTCCGTTTGCCCCGGAGATTTCCTTCGAGACATACCCGGTTGTCAGAGCCGCCTTGCCGTTTCTCGGAAGGAAGAACATCGTCCCATCGGTAGGGGTATAATTCCCGGCGAGGGTTGCATATTCGACCTTCGGTGTGTCCGTCAGCACGTTTGCGGCATTGGAGTAGGTCTCCTCGCCGTTGGTTGCGATGGAAGCACTCGGCATGAAATTCGACTTGATTTGAACCTTGCCGTCTCGAGACTGGGTGAGAACACATCGACAGGCATTTGCGATAATCTGCAATGCTTCTTTGTATTTCACTCTCGGAATCGGGTTGTTAGAGTAGAGCTTCTTCAAACGTGGGTCGATATAATACTCGGAAATCCCAGCGTCCTTCAAAATCTCCTCTACCAGTGCGTAGTAGCTTTTACCAGCGGCACTATACAGACCCTTCACATACTCGCCGTCCATGTTGCGGAAAATGTCTTGGCAACGGATTGTAGCCGTGTTATCGTCACTTTCCCATTCGGAACACCACAGGTGGTTTCCTTGAATCCACTCGATAGTGTCAGAACCCGGGGTCTGATAACCGTACATAATATCCATTTCCTGTCCTGTCTCGAGGTAGTTGATAGCCGAGTTCGGGTTATCCACATTGAAGTAGTGGTCGTAGTTTTTCAGCGTTACCGAAAAATCGAACTGCGGAACATCAGCCCCGATAGGGGAAACGTAACTGTCAAGAGCAGAACTCATAACAGAATCGTTGTAATACACAAGTCCGTAACCGAACATGATAGAGTAGATACGCAAACGGCTTTGAGGATTCTTCATCTTGTAGAACACCAGCTTGATATAGGTTGTATTTTTCAATACTTCCTCGGTACTCCACTTTGATTTTGTATTCCCTCTAAACTCAATGGTCTGCCCGGTACTTCCGACAATATCGAAATCAACCGGGTAATTCTCACCGAAGTTAATCGTGAGACCCTTGAAATCCGTTGCGATTGTGTTCAAGCTGATAATCACTTCACATCGAGCTTCGGAAATCAGCTTGTCCGAGACAATCCCGGTATCATAGTATCTCCCTCCCTCGGTAGCCCGAGGGAGAAAGAACATAGAGCCATCTACTTTCGTGAACTCCTCCTCGAGAGTGGCATAGACCGTATCGTCAATATGCTCTCCGAAGATATTGTCCTTGTTCGAGTAGTAGGCATAACTGCCATTATCGACCGTAGCTTTCGCCTGTGCTTCTTGGTTCACAAGTCCGAAAGAAATCATAATGTATGCTCTCTCACGGAGAGAGGACTTCATGCTTTCTTTGTATGCTTTCGATACTTTCTGCATAAAACCCCTCCTTTACTCGCCAGTGTCGATAAGATTTACCTTGCAATTCCGATAATGCGTTGGAGTACCGTCTTCTGTCACCCAGTAGGGTTCTCCTGTACGGTCTCCGCAGTACATTCTTACGGTTTTGCGTTTATTTGTTACAGGGTCATTAAATTCGACATAGACGAAGAAATTGCTCAAGATAGAGAGAATCCGTTCCCATTGAGCCGCAGTGAGCCACGCCCACTCAAGCCCATCTATCTTGTACTGGTCTCGCCCAACTCTTTGACCTACAACAGCACCGTTAGCGTCTCGTCCGCTGTCAACCACGGTGGTTACGACTACGCTCACACCTCGTTTACAAGGTGGTAGCTCATAACCATTTATCGCTAAATATGCCATCGCTACACACCTCCTTTACTCGGTGAAGCTGAAACCGTTCGCTTCCTTCTGCGTGGTAACAGCGTCATTGATTGTACGGTTGCCGACCTTTACGATGGTCTGTTCCTTCTTGTCTGCCTGTCTCTTGGTATCGGTAGCGATTTCCTTGAGAGTAGGTTCGACATACTCGTGGTAGAACTCACGCATATTGCGAGACCACGAATCATCGGAATATGCACCGTCATAGGATTTCTTGGAATCTTCGTACACCGTCTGTGCCAGCGAGTTATAAGGGTCATAACCGCTTGCCGAAGCCAGCACAAGGTTGTCATTGATTCCGGCGGTACTTACGACAACGGCATTGATAATACCGTTTGCACAAGTCACAATGTCTCGAGACATGGACTGCCAGTACCCGGAGAACTGCGCCATACCGCTCACGATGGAGCTGTGCATGACAGAAGCAAGCTGGAATCGGTTCAGCACTTCGGTAGTACCATTTACATGACCCACCAGCTCTGCGCCGCTCTCACCAGCAACGAACATAGAGCCATGCGCCCGGTTCGTGCCGCCAGCATATTTCGGCATTGCTTTCCACATATTCGGAGTGATGATACCGCCGGAAGCGAACATCTTCACGCCGCCGTTTGCACCAACGATACCGCCGTTCGCCAGTCCAAAGAACTTCTTAATAGAAGTCCAACCGGATTTGAAAAGCGAGATACCGACAGATACCGAAGTACCAACGAAGCTCGAGATAGAACTCCAACCGTTTTTCCATAGAGAGATACCGACACCTACGGTGTGGCTACCAATCCAGTTCTTAATCGTTGTCCACCCGGACTTGAAAAGCGAAATACCTTGAGCGATAACAGGAAGACTACCAATCCAGTTCTTTACGGTAGACCAGCCGGATTTCAGTAACGAGATTCCTTGCGATAGCGTAGGAATGTTACCAATCCAGTTTTTAACCGTTGTCCAGCCCGACTTGAGTAAGCTGATACCTTGAGAAAGAACCGGGATATTTCCAATCCAATTCTTAACCGTTGTCCAACCACTCTTGATAAGGCTGATAGCTTGGGACAGGGTAGGAATGTTACCAATCCAGCCCTTTACTGTCTGCCAGCCGCTCTTAATGAGATTGATTGCTTGGGACAGAGTAGGGATATTGCCGACCCAGTTTTTAACCGTTGTCCAGCCGGATTTCAGCAACGAGATTCCTTGACTGACAACCGGGATATTGCCTACCCACTCTCTTACAGAGTTCCAGCCGGACTTCGCAAGACTTACTGCTTGCGATACTCCCGGGATATTGCCAATCCAACCCTTGACCGTCTGCCAGCCGCTCTTTGCGAGTGCGACAGCTTGGTCTACGGTAGGAATGTTGCCTATCCAGTTTTTCACGGTAGACCAGCCGGATTTCAGAAGCCCGACACCCTGTTTCACAGCCGGAATGTTACCAATCCAGTTCTTCACAGAAGACCAGCCATCTTTCACGAGCTTTACGCCAGTTTCAAGAGAGAGACCGTCTTTCGTCTTGTCAGACCACCATTCCTTTACGTTGTCCCACCATTCCGAAGCATTGTTTTTTACTTCGGCAAGGAATTGAACAGGCTTGCTGTTCTTAACCTTCTTTTTGAATTTGTTCCACTCGTCAGATATATTTCCGAGAGCTTCCTTAATTCCGCTCACCATCGAATCCCAGCTAACAGGTTTTCCAGTAGCGAAGTCTTTGACCCCATCTGCAATGAGAGCAAGACCGAGAGGAATACCAACACCTGTCAGACACAACATAAGACCGATAGCGAGTTTTCCGAGAGAACCAGCCATAGATTTAATCTTAGAGAATACTCCCTTGATTTTTTCTTTGATGGTGTCCCAGTTAATAGCTACTGCTGTACCGAGAGCCGCCGCACCCGATAATATCAATCCGATACCGAGAGGAATACCAACCCCGGTGAAGCACAGGATAATACCGATTGCAAGAGCCGCCGCACCAGCGATAGCAAGTATTTTAGTAGTTACGCCCTTTAGCTTGTTTGTCAAAGTGTCCCAGTTAAGAGCCACAGCCGTACCGAGAGCCGCCGCACCAGCGAGGATAAGACCTACGCCGAGAGGAGTTGCAACTCCTGTGAAAGCGAGAATCATACCTATGGCAATGGAAGCCGCCCCAGCAATGAGAAGAATCTTCGTAGTAACCTTTCTGATATTGTCCGGCATACTATTCCAATTCAAACCGACCGTTGCGGCAAGACCGACAGCACCAGCGGCAATCATCGCAATACCCAGCCCGGTTGCAACTCCTGTCAGAGCGAGGATTGCACCGACACCGATTAAAGCACCGCTCACGATAGCCACAATGCTTAGTACGGATTCTTGAACATCACCTGTTAAGGAGTTCCAATTCAAAGCTACTGCCGAAGCGACAGAAACCGCACCAGCGGCAATCATCGCAACACCGAGAGGAACGTTTACACCAGTCAGAGCGAGAATTGCACCGAATGTCAGCAACGCACCTCCAACAATGGTTTCGAGCATACCGATTGTCCTACGGAGAGGGTCGGACATCGAATCCCAGTTAAGACCGATTGCTGTAACCATGCCGACAGCACCAGCCGCCATCAATGCGATACCGAGAGGAACATCAACGCCAGTAAAGGCGAACAATGCACCCATAGCCAGCAACGCACCACTCACGATTGCCGTGAGAATGGACAGAGCGTTCGACAGGTCTCCATTGAGGAACTTCCAGTTAATTACAGCCGCAGTACCGAGAGCCGCCGCACCAGCCACCATGAGACCAGCACCGAGCGGTACATTGACACCCGAAAATACAAGGAAAGCACCGATAGCCAACAGGAAGCCGCCCAGTACCCCGGTAACGAGGGTAAGTACCTTCGCCAACCGTTCCGACATTCCGTTCCAGTTTGCCATTACCGAAGCCGCCAAACCGACAGCACCAACAGCCATAAGACCGAGACCGAGAGGAATGTTCGCACCAGTGACAACAAGGATAGTACCGATTGCCAGTAAGAATCCGCTGATAACAGCAGTGATTTCCCACATAGCGTCCTTAATCATCTGAACGATTTCGTCAACCTTAGAAGTGATTACGTCACCGAGGAAATCGTAGGTAGGAAGGTCAATGCCTAAATCCCCACCACCGATACCAGCACCCGAGCCGCTACCGCTTCCACTGGAACTATCGTCTTTAGACAGGACGTTCAGCTCGTCAATACCGAGCAGAGCATTTTTCAGCTTCTTAGCCGCTTTCCCGGCTTTATCCAGTCCATCGGAAGCGTCCCCGGCATTGTCAGCCAAATCGCCAACCGCAGAAGCACCAGCAGAAATGCCGGAATAATCTACCTCCGGGAGTTTGAATCCGAACAGACTTGCGATAGAGTTTGCCAGCATACGGACAATCTTCGCCAAAGCGATTGCATACGGTAATACTGCGTTCAGAGCCGGGATAAAGATATTACCCAAAGCTCTTGCACACTGCGTAACCTGTGCCTGTAAAACACGAAGCTGGTTCGCCGGAGCGTTCAGAGTACGAGCCATATCACCTTGAGCGGTAGTTACCTGTGTCATAATTGCGTAGTAACGTAACTGCGACTTTTCAGCCTGTGTCATAGCAGAGACCTTTTTCTCGATACCGAGAGCAAGAGCTTCCTCTTGCAGTCTTGCAACAGACAGGTCGTAACCCAGTCTACGAAGCGGCTCAAGTTCACCCGAGATACCCGACTGTAACTTCTGCATTGCGTCCTCAAACGAAATGTTGAAGAACGAAGAAATGTCGTAGCCGAGCTGTGTGAGGTTCTTGGACATGAGGTACGCTTTATCGCTCGCCACGCCGAAACCGCTAATGATGGTGTTGAACACACCTTGATTTCGCATGAACTCGCCCGGGTCGATACCGAGAGCTTCGCTGACTGCTTCTGCGTAGTTCTGTGCTTCCTCTGCGTATTTACCCATAGAAGCGGTAAACAGGTTCAAATCCTCAATGTACTGGTTGGACTGTGTTATCCACGAAGCGATTACTCTCGCACCAGTACGCACAACACCCATAGCCATTTTGATTTTGGCATACAGATTCATGTAACTATTTGCCGCCTTATTGTTCTCTTGCGAGATTCTGTTCGTGACGGTAATAGCTCTCTGAATGTTCGTAGGAAGACGATTGAACGCCGCAGTTACAGCATTGAGCTGATTTGTCAGCGGAGCAAGAGCCGTAGACAACTGCTGAATCTGACTGGTGAACTTAGTCATATCCATGTTGTCGAGGGTGTCTGCCAGCTTCGGTAACTTATTGAGCGCATTGATAGTGGACTTTAGCCCGGAAGCGTTCAGATTGTTCAACGGTTGAAGTGCTGTACCCAGCTTCTCCATAGCACTGAAATCTACACCAGTGAGGGAAGCGGCGGCACTGCCGATATTTTGAAGCTGATTTCCGATGGAAGACGAAATCTTGAGACTGCCGAGACCTTTCAGTTTTTCCAAACTGGAAGCGAGCTTGTCAATCTTGTCTGCCCCGGAACTATCCATGCTTTTAAGGGCGGTATCGAGATTGCGTACTTGATTTGCAACGCTTGTTAATCCGACACCGCCCCTAACTGCATTTTTGAGTTTGGACAAAGAAGCGGAAAGAGCGTTTATACCAGCGACAGCCGAGGTGGAACTCGACTGAACTTCCAATTCGAGTTGTTCGATTGTAGTAGGCATAAAACTCACTTCCTTTCTTGTAACTGCTTATTTGCCTGTACCATATACGCTTGCATATAGCGCAGACCCTTTTCAGACTTAGCCTTTTCCTTCTTGAGTTCTGCTTCCTCCACCGTCTTTTTATTGATGGGATATGCTTCCTCGACATAAGGTTGGGCTTTCGTTCCCTTTTTGGCGAAAGCACGAAGAATCGGAGACAGACGAGAAATAGCGTCATAGATGTACATACCCTGTAACCACATTTCTTGATTGACCCTCTCTTTGCGAAGCTCCTCCGCTTTGCGGTAGGACTTCACGAGAGTGGAATCTCTATTCCAGTATTGTTCTTCCGTCATGCCTATTGATAAGTAATAGGGGAACTTTGCGAGAAAAATCTCCGAATAAGAAGGGGGAGCAGAGCGATTCTCACGCTCGCTCCCCTTGTTAGCGGATTCATCTGTCAACAGCGAATCACTTACCAACTCGCTGTCCAGCTTACGTTTCCCTCGGATTCCTCGGGTTCTTCGACCAGTGCCATAATCGGCTCGTTGTACATTTCTGCCAGCTTACCGATAAGCTCCTCCTTGTTCGTCATGTGGGAGAAGATTTCGTTGATAACTTCCTTCTTCTCGAAACGATGATGTGCGAGGAACGCACCTTCAAACAGTGCCGGGAGAGTAGACATAGGCTTGTTCTCGACCTCTGCCGCAACGAAGCCCTTCTTCTCCATTTCCGTAACCGTTCTGCGAGTGAACTCAAGGACATATTCTTTATTCTTGAAAGTGAATTTCAACTGCTTTGCCATGATGATTTATCCTCCTTATTTTTCCTTACTCTGCGTCCATGCTGATAACAGTAGACGGGGCGATAGTGATAGTCATTTCGACAACCTCATTCGTGCCGCCGCCGTTAGCATAAACAGACAGAGAGCCTTTGAACTTGAACTTACCGCTGTCACCAGTAGGAGTGACGGTATCGCCAGCTTCCGTACCACCGAACCAAACGGCGAACTCCTTCTCTGTACCTTCCAGTGCTTTCAGCTTCTTGTACTCCTCGAGAGTATAGTTCGCAGTGAACTCAAGAGAATCGAGGGACTGAATACCCGGAATGTAAGTCTGCATTTTGTCAGACAGAGTAGTAGTTTCCAGCATTTCCGGCGCACCGCCGAGGTCGGGAAACTCCTTAATGTCAATCAGCTTCTCCCATGCGGAAGTGTTCTTCTGCATGAGAAAAATCTTGTAAGTGCTAATAGCCATGCTTGTTTACCTCCTATAAATAGTTTTGTTTTTAGAGACGATAGCCCTGTATCGAGCCACCATTCTGTAAACCGTTGCGTCTTCCTCGTTGGGAACAGGGTTCATAAGGGTTCGTGTGAAACCGAGTGCTTCCATCTTGGAATCAATGAGAGCGATGATTGCTTTACATTCAGTCTTCTTACCACTCGTTTTGTTAGAGTAGACATTGACCTCGTAAAGCACCTGTGCGTGGTTTTCGATACACCCGGAATCTCGAGTGTTTCGATAAACTTGATTGTCTGTCTCAATGAGAGAGACACAAGGGAAGGAAGGTGGAGACTTGACATATTCGCCAGTCATATAGATTTTCGGGTATTTCTTTCGCACCTCTGCGGACACGATACTGAATACCTCTGTCTCAATGTCAATCACCCGAACACCTCCTTTGCGATAGACTGAATATCATTGCAAACGGTGGTGATTGCAAGAGCCATCGGCATACGAGCCGGAGTACCACGAGACAGCTTCAATTCGCCATTTTCGTAGAATCCCCAAACTTCTTTCTTGCCGTTACCCTTACCGAATCCACCGATTGTCATTCCCAGTTCCGCACCGTGAGGGTGAGGGGACGAACCGGGAGAGCCATTATGATAGACACCAGCACCAAACTCAACCCACAC